CTGGCAGCACCCATCTCTGGCCAGTATTCGCTCCCTAATCACCCGCCACTTACGGCTTGACCCCTTAGCCCACGACCTGCTCATCAATGCCACCCATGCTTTTGCCAATGACGATAAGCATTGCACATCGATCCATGACGTGACTTGCAATAGCGAATGCTCCAGTCAATTTGGCGATAGCCATCAAGCTCTCGATACTTGGGATTGCGCATTTGGCCTAAGCCATAATGCGACCCATTGATTGCATTGATATTCCAATGAGATTCAGCTGTTATCAGTTTGTTAAAGCACTGAAACTGTTGATAGTTAATGATCCTTGAATGTGCGTATAGCTTTAGATAATCAGTGTCTGTCACTGCTTCCGCTGGTGTTGTGCCCACAACACATAGCGCGGCCAATAGCACCAGACTTCGCCTGCGAGCTATCCGCATCAGCGGCTCGCCAGCGAGTATGGAGCGTACCGATGCAGTCAAGTAAGATGCAACATTGAGCGTACTCTTGGGCGTTGCGCACATCCTGTGGATAACGCCTGTGGATAACTTAATCATAGAGATAGACCTGCAACCTTTGCATCATCGACGACTTTGATGCCCATTGCTCCACATCCCAGACACGTACTGAACCATTCATGGAGCGTTAGCTCTGACGTCTTTCTAATGCCATGACGTTGCTTTGCTTTGCCGTAGAGCTTTGCGCAAATTGAGCAATCAAATTCAAGTATTGGCATGGATGGATTTCCTTAACGTTTCAATGGGTTGCAGATTGATTTGACTCACCCAGTAACCGCCTTGAGCTGATTGAAACCTTGGACGCTTTGCAACGCCTACTGGAATCCAGCCCATGACGTAATAGGTCGGTGATTCGCCTACGACTAAGACAGCGATGTCAGTATCACGATCATCTTCGCTGATGATTAAATGACCGCGCTTGTGTGGCGTTTGTTTGACCTCAATTGCAATGCCGTTCCAATAGACATCCGGTTCATTCTTGAATGTATTGACTGTCGGCACAAAGTTTTCAACGCCAAAGTATTTGGCCACTGCCATCTCAGCTCCAACGGCTTCGCTATGAATCACAACGGCATTGTGGAAGTTGCCTTTATTGCCCAGGAATTTAGGATTTGACCCATAATACGATTCTCTGGCTAATCCGGCAGTGTGTGCCACAATTTCATCTTCACGCGTGAGTCGCACCATAATCATCGGCAATCCCAACAGAACCAAATTATCTTTTCGTTACCAAATCCCTTTTGATAGCCAAAGTCATCGAATTTGACCAGCCTTGAGCATTTGTCACATTGCTCGACTTTGTAGCTTGCAAGAATGACGCCATCTTCCATGAGTGTGCAGGTCATTGTCCTCGGATTGATTACTTCAATTGGCCCGCTCATACCTGTGGCTTCCATTTGCCATCGCTGCTCATGACTAGCCAATTCGGATCACATTGCTCTGGCCTCTTTTCTATGCAGCTGTAATTTGCCCAAGGCTTGCCAGTCTTTGCAGTGCCTTCTCTAAATACACGCTTGCCATGCTTGCATTCTTGCAATGAATCCGGTGTGCCAGCTGCATCAACCTGCTCTTGAGTCTTAAACGACGGCACTTCACCGAATTTGGTTGTCCAGTAATCGTAGTCAAGGTCAGTCTTTGCAACCTTTGCCGGTAAAGCTTCAATCTGCTCCATCGTCTCCCGGGTTGTGCGCTCTGCACCGCCCATAACAAGCTGCATCACTCTAAGAATTGCAGATGTGCAAGTGTCTTCGACGAACCAGCGTTTCATGTTTTGGACGTATGCGCCTTGATAGCCATAGGCATGGTCAATGCCGGCTGGGTGTGTGTCATCTAACTGGCGAAATGCTCTGGCCTCGACCAATACAAATCCCTTCTCTGCATCAAATTGCACAATACGTGTCTCAATGCGTCCGGATGGATAAGTCGCTAACCATCGATCAGTGCGAGCGCGTGCGGCCTCGTAGCCGTCTAGGAACCCCATTAGCGCACCGCCTTTGATGATGCGTGACGGCCGACGGCTTTGCCGCGCTGGTAGCCCTCTTTGTGGCCTTCTTTGTATCCGACTGCATAGCTGCAAATAGCCCACAGAATGCACGCTATTGCCATGAGGACAAATAGCCCGATTTCACTTGTTGTCATTTTTTGCTCCCGATTCTGAGAGCTGCGTGTCAGCTCCCGAATTACAGAGTGACACGCATATGCGACAAATTCAAGATTCCCGCCTAAGAATCGGCGTGTCGCTTACTTTTTTAGAGCCATTTCAAGAATCAATGTGTCAAGCCTTTGTTCAATTCTGCTCACTTGATCCTTGAGAGAATTGCCGCCATTGGGTTGCAGTTCCCGCATGATCGACTTCACCATGAATCTCATTGACGAATAGATGGCAGTCAGCACCGCAAGAACAAGCCCACCGACCGCCGTCCATTCGCCGACACTCACTTCTTGTTACCAAATGCCGCATCGTTTGGATTAGCCCAGCGAGCAAGTACCGGAACGAGTCCAGCCACCAAGCCCATTGCTAAATCCTTTGGATTCTGATTCCCAGTCATCCAGACTGCCAGCGCACCGGCCACTGAGCTTCTTGCCCATGATGCCAGCATTGCTTTTGCTTGATCCATTAGTTGTCTCCTTTGTTCAAGCTCCCGATGAGTGCCGCGACCTTCGCTTCACTCAATTCGATTTCGAAGTGCATCTCATCTTTTCGGTTTCGATAATCTCCACCCCATTTGAGGCCGTACTTCTTAGCCAAAGCCCTAATCATTGGAACCTTTTCAGCTGGGAACGTGCCGGCTTTGCCCAGTGGATGCTGTTTGGCGTTGAGATCGATGGCACTGCCAGAGCTGTGATTGCTCAATGTGTCAGTTGAGCCGCGTACCATGCGGAACGCATAACCCCAATCATCAAGCTGACCTTCATCAATGGGCTCAATCAGCTCATGAAATTCTTTGCAGAATCCAGCAATCAATGGCGCAACGGCTTTCGCGCATCGCACCTTGACCTTTGTTCCCTCGATTGGAACGCTGATGATGTGGATTTCAGCTGCATCTTTCGATGCTGGCCATCCGTTATGACTCTGGAGCATCCGTCACCATTGGTCTGGACAGTGCCGCTTGTTGCTCGTCATAGGTTGATTTCAGCATTGAAGTGAATTCTCCGTTGCCGTGGTCAATGATTGCGTGTTCATTGCCGTCTTTGTCTATTAAATATGTGACATTTTTCATTATGATAACTCCGCACTCACTCCCATATACTGACCTGTTGCTCCTGTTGTTTGTATTGACACTGTTGAACCTGCCGTAAAAACACTACTTCCGTGAGTATAAAAAATTTCTACTATGGAATTGCCACCGCTTAAAGAAGTTCCACCATTAGCGATAGACCAAGTTCCAGTTGAATAACGAGTATCTGTTGAGTTTTTGTTGGCCGAGATATTAGCATAATCAAAGGAAGTTGGATAAACACGCATAGGAACAGGCAAAGAAATGGGAAAAATTGCTATTGCACCTGATGCAGCGGTGTTTACTCCATTTGCTAACATCTTAAATGCTGCACCATCACAAACAGTTCTCCAGTAGTAACGCTGACAAGCCGCAAGTTCTGATTGCACCGTTCCAGCACCCATCTTTGCATAAGGAGTTGCAATAGAACCTAGTTCTAATTGAACACCTGTGACCTCATAATAATCCGCTGCTCCAGCTGTTCCAACGCCAGCATAACGAAAGCAAAAACCGACTTGCGTTGCACTTGACGAAAGTGTTGCCGTGTATTGAAAGCGTTGCCACGTACTTGTCAAAGTTGTTGATGTGCTTATCGGTTGAGCTGTTCCGGTCATATTCCACCAGCTTTGATCTGTGCCGGTTCCAGTTTGTACGATTGCCGCTAAAGTGTTTGACACTCCAGAATAATTCGCACCTTTTCGAGCATAGAATGAGAACGTGACGGTTTGACCAATGAAACGAGCTGAATCCGTATTCTCCAATGCTTGAGCAAATTCAAGATTTGATGTGCTTGTATTGGCAGCCGTTCTCTGAATTCTTGCGCAATAGCGAACAAATGGAAGATTAGTTGTGTCACCTGTTACTTGTTGGCTTGCATTCATTGATCCCGTACCGGTAACAGCCCAGCTCACCCAACGATCGAGAGAATAAGCAACGCCACCAGCGGTAGTGATTCCAGTAGTTGGAGCCGACGTACGCTGGAAGATGTCAAAGCCTGAATTAAATACACAATTCTTTCCAATTGCTGAACCTTGATAACGAAGTCCAGTAGATGTTGATGAATCTGCAACCAATACTTCGCCGTTGGAGCCAGCTGTGATGACTCCTAAAGTATTATCGGCAGTGCCAACAAGAACGTCACCTTTGGCATTGATGTTTGAAATGCTTGGTGTCGTCAATACTGGCGATGTAAGTGTTTTATTTGTCAAAGTCTGAGATGTTGTTAAATCAGCTGTAACGGCTGTGTTGATTGAAACTGTTGGCACTGGGCCAGTTGGCGATGTAACTGTTATGCCTGTGCCAGCTGTAACGCCAGTGATGTCACCTTGATCATTTGCGATCCAAGTGAAATCCATATCTGTTGC